GGTTCAGGATCAGCCGGTGTCAATGGTATTAATAATATGAATACGATTCCATTTTCTAACATTCCTTATGCCAGTATTAACTCGATTGGTAAACAGTGGATTCGACGCTTTGCCCTTGCACTATGTAAAGAAACACTCGGACAAGTTCGTTCTAAGTTTGCGTCTGTCCCAATCCCAGGCGAGTCTGTAACTCTCAATGGACCAGCGCTTATCTCTGAGGGTAGAGAAGAACAGGGCAATCTTCGAGATGAATTAAAAGACACATTAGACCAATTAACTTATCAAGCTCTCGCGGCAAAAGATTCTGAAATTAGTGATAATGTAAATAATGTAAACAAAAATGTTCCAAAGGGCATCTTTGTTGGATAGGGGTATGACACATGGCAGATGACGAAAAGTGGAAACAACCTGCCCAGCCACCTCCACCACTGTTTCTGGGTGAGAAAGAGCGTAACCTTGTAAAGCAAGTTAACGATGAGCTTATTGAGCGTGTCATTGGACAAGAGGTGGTTTACTACCCTATCGACGACTCTATCACGCAATACAACAATCTTTATGGTGAGGCAATAGAAAAAACATTCCTGCCGCCCGTTCGCGTCTATGCTCTTGTAGATTACCAAAGCACAGAGACTAAAGCAGATACTGTAGGCGGCATGGACAAGTCGAATACAATTACGATTTATTTTCATAAACGCAGATTAATTGAAGATCAGAATATATATGTTCGTGAGGGTGACTTTGTTTTATACGGAGACTATTACTATGAGATTGTTAGCACACAATGGTCAAGACAATTGTTTGGACAAATAGAACATACGTTTGAGATTGTAGCTACCGCATACTATTCAAGAGAGGGACTATTCGATGCCACCTGATAATCCAAAAGAAGCAGACCTTGCTCCGTTGAAAGAGATAGAGATTCAGCCTTCGACAATTGAGACAATCGACCGTGCTCTTTTTGACTATATTGACGAAGAGCTTGATGTTTTTTGCACAACAAACAAAGGATTTAAGAAGGTGCCTTTCTTTTGGGCAGGGGCAGAACGCGCTTTTCAAATTAAGCACAATAGAGAATTACGCGACGTTAATGGGTGGCTAATTTATCCACTAATGAGTATACAAAGAACTGGTATTTCAAAAAATTTAGCACAACGCGGTGCCTATTATGCAGCAGCAGAAAATAATCCAGACATTAAAGGCGGCTCAATGACCGTTGCCAGGGTGATTAAGCAGGATAAGACATCAAATTTTGCTAACGCTGATTCCAAAAAACTAGTCTTAGATACAGTTGGAACGAATCAGAGTAATTTTCCAAGACAAAATAAAAAAGTTGTCTATGAAACCATCACAGTTCCAATCCCTGTTTATTTGGAGGTTAACTACACCTTAACTGTAATGGCTGAATATCAACAACAGATAAACGAAATTATAACTCCATTCATGACCAAGACTGGTGCTGTAAATTATTTTGTTATTGAAAGAGACAATCATCGATTTGAGGTGTTTCTTGATTCTGATTATAGTTTAAACAACAATGCAAGCTCTTTACTTGAGGATGCCCGAGGTTATGAAACAGAAATTACTTTTAGAGTTATCGGATATATCATGGGTGCTGATAAGAATGAGGAGCGACCAAAGATTGTTCGTAGAGAAAATGCAGTCGAGGTTAAGATCCCAAGAGAGCGTGTTGTGCTCGGCGATATACCCGAACATCTGAATGTTAGCGGCAATGTTCCTTTTTATCGAGAGTAAGTTTATATTTAGGTCTTTCGCTAATTTATTAACTATTTATTAACGATAATAAGAATATTTTTATTCGTTAGATATTGAAGAGCGAAAAGGAGACACTTCAGAATGTCAGCAAAATCTTTTAAGTTTATTTCACCAGGCATTTTCATTAATGAAATCGACAACTCCCAACTGCCTGCTGTGCCAGACGAGATAGGACCAGTAATTGTTGGTCGCACCGCCCGTGGTCCAGCCATGCGCCCCGTTAGAGTTAATTCTTTTTCGGAATATGTCCAGGTTTTTGGTGAGCCATCACCCGGTGGTCGAGGTGACGATGTATGGCGCGATGGCGCAGGAGTTCTTGCTCCCACATACGCAGCCTATGCTGCCCAAGCTTATTTAAGAAACAGCAATGCGGCTACAGTAGTTCGTCTTCTTGGGGCACAGAAATCCACCGTGGCTGACGGCGGCGCAGGCGAAGCGGGCTGGGAAACAGCCGGTACGAATAGTCGCACAATTGCCTCTAATGGTGGTGCCTACGGTCTCTTTGTCTTCCCATCGGCATCTGCTGCAACAGCAGTCACTGGTGCTTTAGCCGCAGTGTGGTATATTAATGAGGGATCAATCGAGCTTTCTGGAAACCTTAGAAACTCGGTGGTTGCATCATCTGGTGCTGCTGGTTTATTTCAGAGCAATAATTTATCTGGCGACTTAACTACCGGAGCCGAGAGCAATGAGTTTAAAGCAGTCATTAAAGACATTAATGGCACCATTCAAAAAGAAACATCGTTTAACTTTACTCGTGCAAGCTCCAAGTTTATTCGCAAGGTTTTTAATACAAACCCAACCCGAGTTAACAATGCTTGCACCAGAAATGCCAACTCGGCTTCTTACTGGCTCGGACCAACATATGAAGGGCATGTTGATACATATCTTACAGGAACTTATCAATTTGGCATTATTCTGGGACTTAACAGTGGGTCCAATAATTCAGCAGACTTCCGCTATGGATTTCAAGCTGCTCAAACTCCCTGGATTATATCGCAAGATCTTGGGTCTTCATATTCTGGTTTTGACGCAGAAGATATGACAAAACTATTTAAGTTTCATAGTCTTGATTCTGGAGCAGATGTGCAAAAGTCTGTTAAGGTATCTATCTCAAATATTAAGGCGTCAACCAATACAGCAGATCCTTATGGCTCTTTTAATGTTGAGATTCGTGATGTCAGGGATAATGACAATGCACCGTCCATTGTTGAAAGATATACCTCTGTAAATCTTAATCCGGCATCTCCTAAATATATTGCTAGAGTTATTGGCGATCAGCATCTTTCTTGGGATGACATTGAGCGCCGATACCGAGTTTATGGGGACTATCAAAATGCTTCTACGTTGATTCGAATTGAAATGAACGAAGATGTCGCAGCCGGTGTTACCGATGCTAGATTGCTTCCATTCGGTTCTTTTGGACCACCACGATTCAAACGTTGGACCGCCACTTCTGGTAGTGAGTCACCATTGGACAACTGGGTAACTGGTGCTTCCGGTATCGCACATCCAGTCTTACATGGACACGACAATCCCTTCTGGATGGTTCAGGATGGCACATCGGCGACCGGGCAAATTACAGTCGCTACTCACTATCCCGGCTTCCGATTGAGGGTAAATGCCACAGATGGCGATCTTCCCAATCCTAAAGATGCATATTTTGGACTCAACACAAACAGAAAAGACAAAAATGACTTTGATGAAAGTTATATTGATGTCGTAAGGGCACTTCCAGATGACGCATCAACATTTGGCATTCAAGCAGGTCAAGAATACTCATACGTCTTTACGCTTGATGATCTAAGTTCATCTGTTCCCGTGCCTGGTGCAAACGGAGAAACTGCTGTTTATGCTTCTGGTTCGAGAAGATCTGGTGACTCGTTTACTGCTCGAAGCGGAAGTTATGAACAAGTTCTTGATATGGGCTATAATAAATTTACTATTCCTTTGCACGGTGGTTTTGATGGACTTGATGTCAGAGACAAAGAGCCGTTTAACAATACCGACTTAAGTGGAAAGACTGATGTGACAAATTACGCTTACTACAGCGTCCGACGCGCTTTAGATACTGTGGCTGACCCAGAACAAGTAGAATTTAACTTGCTGGCTTTGCCTGGTATTTACAATGAGGCACTTACTTTACACGCAGTTGAGGTTTGTGAGGCAAGAGGTGATGCCCTCGCGGTTATCGATATCGATAGCGGATATGTTCCGCAAACTGAGAATACGCAATCCCAAGAGGACAACGCTGGTTCGGTGTCCACGGCAGTTACAAACTTAAACAACCGCCGTCTTAACTCAAGCTATGGTTGCGCCTACTACCCCTGGGTTCAGATTCGAGATACCATCTCTGATCAACTACTCTTTGTGCCACCTTCAGTTGTCGCACTTGGCACCTTCTCAAGCTCACAAAGAAAATCTGAACTTTGGTTTGCGCCCGCAGGCTTTACTCGCGGAGGTTTAACTGAAGGCTCAGCAGGGCTTCCAGTTATTCAAACTCGCCAACGTTTGAATTCCAAAGAGCGCGATGACTTGTATGAAGCAAATATCAATCCAATTGCCACATTCCCAGCAGAGGGTATTGTGATCTTTGGACAGAAGACGCTTCAGGTTACGCCTTCCGCTCTTGATAGAATTAATGTTCGTCGCCTTATGATTTATGTTAAGAAAGAGATTTCGCGAATCGCGGCAACAACACTTTTTGATCAGAATGTTCCGGCAACTTGGAACAGGTTCGTTGGTCGTGCCGAACCTTTCCTTCGAAGCGTTCAATCAAGACTCGGCTTAACAGACTTTAAGATCGTTCTTGATAGCTCTACAACAACTCCAGAGTTAGTTGATAGAAATATCATGTATGCCAAGATTTTCCTTAAGCCAGCACGAGCAATTGAATTTATCGCTCTCGATTTTGTTATCACAAATACGGGTGCAGGATTCGAGGATTAATAACCAAAGACTATATAGTATAAACAGGAGACTTATAAATAATGGCAGAATCGAATTTTTGGCTAAATCGTGAATTTGAGCCCAAAAGACAATTTAGATTTCTAATCGAACTTTCAATCGGGGGACAAAACTTGCAATTTCTTGCAAAGTCTGTTGATCGCCCTTCCTATACTATTAGTTCGAACCCACACCAGTTCTTTAATCACACCTTTTATTATCCTGGTAGAATTACCTGGAACACCATTTCGTTAACATTGGTTGACCCTATTAATCCTAATGGAGCAGATGTTCTTTATAAATATCTATCCAGCATCGGTATTCAAAAGCCTGTCAGTGGAGAAGCAGCAATTGCATCTACGATTACAAAAGACTCCGCTTCGTCCGCTCTTGGTAAAGTCGTTATTAAAGAAATGGGAACAAACCCCGGTTCCCCCGAAACAGTTGTGAAGGGAAACTGGCAATTGCTTAACGCCTTTCTTACAGACGTAAACTTTGGAACACACTCTTACGACTCAGAAGAGATGATTGATATTAGCCTCACTCTTCAATACGACTGGGCAGAGTATCAACAAGGTCCACCAGTTGCAAGTGGCTCTTAATTTTTTTTATAAAACTATTTAAATTGTTACCATAGATGTGTTATCCTATGATTGGACAATAACAAAGAGGTGTAAATGTCTAGAAACAAGCAGCGCACTGAAGCTGCGTCAAACCCGACTGCTGCGACGACAGCATCGACGGAACCTACTCCACAAAAGTCTGCAACCCTTTCATATGTTGCCCCTACGGAGCTTGTAGAACTCCCAAGCCGTGGAAAGTATTATCCCCCCGATCATGCATTACACAACAAAGAGGTTGTAGAAATGCGCTATATGACTGCAAGAGATGAGGATATATTAACTTCGCCATCTCTATTAAAAAGTGGTCTTGCTCTTGATAGACTTGTTCAAAATCTTGTTGGCGAGAATGTTGATATAGACAGTTTGTTGATTGGGGATAAAAATGCTTTGTTAGTTGCTGCAAGAATATCTGGTTATGGAAGGGACTATACTGTTGGGACCGTGTGTGAAACTTGCGGAGCAAACAATCAGAGCACTTTCGACTTATCAGAGTTGCCTGTTAATTATGGTGTTCAACCAAATGAAGATACGGAGGCGACTGTTTCACTGACAAATGAAGGTACGTTTGTAGCCGAACTACCAAAGACTAAGTTTTCGGTAAAGTTTAGATTACTTACAGGCGGCGACGAAAAACACTTGAATAAAACCGCTGAAAAGATTAATAAATTGAATTTGCCAAATGCGCGTGCCACAACATTGTTAAAGCAGCTTATTATTTCTGTTAATGATGTCACTGACACATCAGAGATTCATAATTTTGTTGACAATATGCCAGCACAAGATGCTCGTTTTCTAAGAGGTTGTGTGCAAATTGCAACTCCCAATATCGAAATGGTTCAGGACATAGAGTGTTCGTCTTGCGGTGCGACAACCGAAATGGCGGTGCCGTTTACTTCGGAATTTTTTTGGCCTAACTGATGAGTACATGGCTGGTGTGTATGAGCAGTTCTTTTATCTAAAGATGCACGGTGGCTGGAGCTTTATTGAGGCATATAACTTGCCAGTAAAGTTAAGGAATTGGTTTACTCAGCGCTTGTCACAACACTTTGAAGAACAGAATGAACAGTTGAAAAAACAAAAGAATAAAACGAGATAATAAAAACGGGCATTTATTGCCCGTTTCTTTTTGTATAAAACTATTTATAAAAGATAAGTATATTTGGAGGACTACATTATGAATAAATCTAGTGATTTGGTTCCAGTAGAAATTAATTTAAATGCAAAAGAAGAGGGCATTCTTAATGAAAGTTTTCTTGCCATGATGGGCGGAGCAATCCAGACAATTTTAACTGGTATGTTCGGTGGTAGTTCTGTCCCTGTTCGTATTGCGGGAACAAGAAGACAAGTAGATTCTTTCAAAAGCGCTCTTGGAAACGAGGCGCGATACCTTAAGGCGATGAAGAAGTATGGTTTGGACAAGCCGGAAACATTGAGAACAAAAGCACAGCTTGATCGTGCAATTAAATCTTTTGAGGGTGAGACGGGCATAAAATGGCCATTTAAATAGGAGAATTTTTGAATGGCTAAGAAAACTGTAGACGAGCTAAATGCCGAGGTAGAGGCGCTAAGAGCTAAAGCTGAAGCAACAAAAGACCTTGAAGGTGTATCTGAAAAATATCTTCAAACTGAATTAGAAATTGCAAAGGCTGTAGCCGAAAGAGCAAAAGCATCAGGAGCTTACCAGCTAGCCGCTAAACTCTTTGAACAAAAGATTAGTGAAGCCACAGACGCCTTAAAAGAATACCAAGAAAC